ACAAGTCTTAAGTGATTGAAACATTAGAGATATGTATAGCATCTGCTATCTTTCTCACAATCATAACTGCTGAAGTAAAGTTTCTGTATGGAAAATAAAACGAAGGGGGTTGATCCCCTTCTTTTTTATGCTATAATAAATACAATGAAAATCTTGATAAATGAGAACTAAACAATTGGTGCACAATTTAAAGAAAGCACTACAACAAGATTATCTGTACAACAGGGAAGAACTTAAGTTTATGAGAGAGCAATTAAAGATTTTAGAAGAAGAGGTTATAAGATCACGAAAAGTAAAACCAAAAGGGTTCGGTAAATGAACGTAAAATTAATAAGCATCACTCCTGATGCAGAAAAAACTATGGCATATATTGCCAGAGTATCTAATCCATCCAACCAAGATAATGAAAATTATTCTGGGTTGTTGAAGTATTGTATTAAGCACAACCATTGGTCTGTCTTTGAGCAATCATCAATGACACTTGAGATTGAAACAACTCGTGCAATTGCAGCACAGATTTTAAGGCATCGTAGTTTTACGTTCCAAGAATTTTCACAAAGGTATGCTGATACAAAACTTTTAGAAACCATTGAACTACCAGAACTTCGTAGACAAGATTCTAAAAACAGACAAAATAGTATTGATGATCTTGACCCCATGGTAATTGAAACATTGAACAAACAGATGATCACATTGTTCAGTAGTGCTTATTCATTATATAATCAGATGCTTGAGGATGGTGTTGCCAAAGAGTGTGCTAGAATGGTATTACCGTTGTGCACTCCAACAAGAATATACATGACGGGTTCATGTCGTTCTTGGGTTCATTATATTAATTTAAGAAGTGCTCATGGAACACAAAAAGAACATATGGATATTGCAAATGAATGCCAGAAGGTGTTTACCGAACAATTTCCTGCTGTATCCGAAGCTCTTGAATGGGTCTAAATAACTTTACAATACTTTATAATTATGGCAACATATCCTGTTAAAAACATAGAAACTGGTGAGACCAAGGAAGTTATAATGAGTGTTCATGATTGGGATCAGTGGAAAACAGATAATCCACAATGGCAAAGAGATTTTTCTGATCCCACTACATGTCCAGGTGTAGGTGAGGTTGGGGAGTGGAGAGATAAATTGGTTAACAAAAATCCTGGTTGGGGTAACATTCTAAAGAATGCTGAAAAATCTGGAGGTATCTCTGGAAGATTAGCAAACAGAGGATCTTATGAATCTTCAACTCAATCTGCTAGAGAGACGGACTAAAAATGCCAAGAAGAAAAAGAGGATCAAGTTCAGATCAACCTATTGGAGTTGGTTTAACTGCGAAACAAATGAAGAGAAAAAAACCATTGAATAATGGTTATCTCATTGATATTGAACCACTATCAGAAAACCAGAAAAAACTATTTGATCTTTATGATGATCAAAAAAATATAGTTGCTTATGGTTGTGCAGGAACTGGTAAAACTTTTATTACTTTGTATAAGGCACTTACCGATGTTTTAAATGAAAGCACTCCGTATGAAAAGATTTACTTGGTAAGATCTCTTGTATCCACAAGAGAGATTGGTTTTTTACCAGGTGACCATGAGGATAAAGCAGACATCTATCAGATACCATATAAGAATATGGTTAAGTACATGTTTCAGATGCCTTCTGATGCAGACTTTGAAATGCTTTATGGTAATCTAAAAGCACAAGAGACGATTAAGTTTTGGAGCACATCTTTCATTCGTGGAACTACTTTGGATAATGCGATCATCATTGTTGATGAGTTTCAAAATTTGAATTTTCATGAACTTGATAGTATTATTACTCGTGTTGGTGAAAATACAAAGATATGTTTTTGTGGTGACGCAAGTCAAACTGATTTAGTTAAAACAAATGACAAGAATGGTATCGTTAACTTTATGAACGTCTTGCGTAAAATGCCATCCTTTGGTATAATAGAATTTGATATTAATGATATAGTTCGTTCAGGACTTGTTAAGGAATATCTTTTATCGAAACTAGAGATAAATTTTGATGTTTAATCATGTAGACTTAGACCTTGAACCACTTGAGAGAGAAACGATAGATGGTGTTAGGTATTATAAAATTCCAGATGAAGAGGAACTAGTAAAATTAGTTTCAATAACTTCTATTACTAGTCATTTTAATAAACAAATCTTCCTTGACTGGAGAAAAAGAGTTGGTAATGAGGAAGCAGATCGTATAACAAAAGCTGCCACAACTCGTGGAACAGATATGCATACACTGACTGAGTATTATCTCAAGAATGAAAAGTTACCAAAAGTTCCTCCCATATCTGATTTTTTATTTAAAATATCTAAAAAGGAACTAAGTAGAATCAATGAAATTCACACTCTAGAAGGTGCCCTATATAGTAAACAACTAGGAATTGCTGGAACTGTCGATTGTATCGCAGAACATGATGGTGAATTAGCAATAATAGATTTTAAAACATCTAAGAAACCGAAACCACGAGAGTGGATTGAACATTATTTTGTTCAAGCTATGGGGTATGGTTGTATGCTATATGAAATGAAAAATATAGCAATCAAAAAATTAGTCATTATTATGGCATGTGAAAATGGAGAATGCGTTGTTTATGAAGAAACTGACAAAGCCAAGTATATCAGACTTCTTGGTAAATACATCGACAAATTTGTCAAAGACAAACTGGAGTTTTATGGAACCAAGCAAAGAACTTGAAAAAGCAATGGAGAGTAAGTTTCTAACTCCTACAAAGTTTTCGATGGAGATAGAAAAAATAGTTGCTGAAGAAAAATTAAATTACATTGATGCGATATGTCAGTATTGTGAGATGAATGACATAGAGATTCAGTCTGTAACAAAACTTATTACAAAACCTCTTAAAGAAAGGTTGAAATATGATGCAATTCAGTTAAACTTTATGAAGAAGACTTCTCGTGCTAAACTACCTTTATAATGAAAAAATCTGAACTTATACATTGGAGACTACAGGCAATGTTAAGAGAACATAGTTTCCCTGACCTAGCATATCTAGGTGTGAGACCTGACAGCATCGGTATGCCACAACATTGGTATATGATAGGTGATAATGAAGTTCCTTGCGATGCAATTACAGAATTAGAAAGTGAAGAAGTTGATGAAAGTGACACCGTTTGAAACTTACCAGACATATCTCTCAATGAAGAGTCATTTCACGAATAAAAGATATGACTTCTTTAAGTATGGAGGTAAGTCAAGAGCAACAATGACATCCTTCAATAAAAGAAAGGATAAGTATTGGTTTGAAAAAACATCAAGAAAATACTCTGATCAAGAGATTACTGATTTTTTATTAGCAAATTTTGTAACCACTAACACCCCACAGAACCTATGGATTGGAGAAATTATAAATTCTGGAGAAAGAACATACGCAGACTGGATGAGACGACAGCAGAGTTTGACGTACTTGTTC